AATCTGCCCAGTTGTATTATCTTTTTGCTGATATACAGTTCCTCCTAAATTTTGTTTTGTAAAGTTAGATGGTACTATGATTAAGTCCATTTTATTAGAACCATCAATAAAATCTTTTGGAGCTAGTGTAGTTTCAACACCAGCAGTTACACCAATGTTATAGTGTCCTTTTGGTTCAAACTCATTTGCTACTGAAACCTGCATGAATACATCAGGCTTTTGTTCAATTGAACTTATTACTCTCTCTAACATCCATCTTCCGAAATCACTTTCTCCATCAACTTGATTTTGTGGAGTATTACCCCATCTAAGAGGTATAATTTTAATATCGTACTTATCCATTTTGCGTAGGGATTTCATCAAATCTCTACAATGGTCACCATAACCAGAACGAGTGAATATAGGTCCTTGAAATACTAATGTTGGCTTATTCATATATTATAACTTATTTAACTTTAAATACCTCAAATCTTTGGCGAGGTTTCCAATTTTCAAATGTAGATTCGATTCCATCAACAAGAGTTTTACACATATTCGTATGAGTCAAACCAGCTTCATTGATGAAAAACTCTCTACCAATTAAAGCGTTAGCTTTTCTTTGTTCCTTTGGTGTATTATATACTTTTAAAATTGCTTCAGATACATCTTCAATATCAACTCTATCATCCCAAATATAAGGTGTAGGAACTGAACCTGCTAATGCTAATGCTCTACTCCACACCGGAGTTACCCAAGGACCAGGAATTGCTTTACCTTCCCATTCTCTCCATTGGTGAAGTGAACCAATCTTAATATAATCATCCGCAATTAATACATTACCTTCAACTTTAAATCCACATTGGTCTTGCAGTCCACCAGTTACGTTTACAATAATTGGTGTACCAGCCATTACTGATTCTGCGGTTGCTAATCCAAATCCTTCGTTGTTAGCAATATTGATTGTACAATCTGCTATATTATAATTCCAATTCAATTCATGTTGTAATCTTCTTTTTTCAGAAAATATAATATTACAATTAGGTGCTACCGCATCAATTACTGCTGGTAAATCAGTTCCGTTTTCATCCACAGGTTGTGTGTGCATTACTAACACACATTTATCTGCTTTCTCTTTACCAATCTTATCACAAAACTTTTGGAAAGCTACGATAACATCTGCTGGTTGTTTTCTTCTGATGTTACGATTACTCCAATATAATACAAATTCATAATCTTTACCACCTAAAATTTCTTTACGGTATTCATCAGGTACTTCAGTTGGTTTATATAAATCGGTATTGATACCATGTGGTACATAACTTACTTGCCAATCTGCTTTGGGTTTCCAAGTTGGTTTAGTATCCAATGCTGATAATCTTTTAATAATACCATACGTTTGACGAGAAATACATCCAATCCAATCACAACTCTCATAGTAATTACGATTGTATAATGGGTCTGGTAAATCATCCCAAATTGCGTAAAATAGAATTGGAACATTTTGTCTGATTTCATGTTCAATATCATACAACCATGTCCAATAGCGTGGGTCAGTAAAGTGTAAGATAGCATCTGGTCTTTCAGTATTGATTAATTGTCTAATCAAATCTGCATTACCATAGCCATTCCAAGGAAGTATCTTTAGGGAAGCATCAGCCACTCCATAATTCTTTTGAATATCTTCACTTAAATCTAAAATTTTACCAGCTTCTGGGTGATTAATTGCGGCCCCTACTTGAAACCAATCATATTTGTGTACTGTCCCTAAAACGAATTCTTTGGACATTGTTGCGATACCACTCGCCATTCTTAAATCATCTGAAAGTAACAGAATCTTTTTCTTTGCCATAACGTATTAATGTTGTTAAAATTGTGAACCTGAAATTTGTAGTTGTAAGTACTCATTCATTTCTTTTCTAAAATCTTCGTCTTTAACATATCTTTCAACTGTTCTATTTACCAGCTTTTGTAATGTTACATCCGAATCAAATGAAACTTTTTTAAATGATGAATACACATCTTTCAATATTTTCACAGTTGTAAGTTTTGTGTTTTCTTGAATCATTGTTTTGCGTATTTAATATATTTGTATATATAAGTATATACAAACATAAAAAAACAAATGATTTTTATAAAGTTTTTTTACGAAGCCTTTCCATCACAAATCCCTCTACTCATAAATTCACACCACTTACAATTCTTTTTGTTAGTACCTGGTACTTTTGGAAATGGTATATCTTTAAATGTACCATCATCATTAAATACCGTATTAACAAATTCTACGAACTCATCATATACTTTTGTAACGGATGGTGCTCCATTTGCCGGAATATGTTTAGATACATAAGGAATTGGAAACGCAGAATCTTCAGGAAGTTTTCTACGCATGATTTGGTATTCTACTCTAATCTTTTGTAATGGAATATTGAATAACTCTGAATAGTATTTCTTATAAAGTAGTATTTGTGCATTTTTAAACTTGTCCGCCTTTTGATATTGATTCCAACCCATTGTTGAAGTCTTAAGGTCAATGATGATGATTGAATTCTCAGCCATATCTCTTAATACAATATCAATAAATCCAATGAAGTTTACACCTTCTTTGATTTTAGCGTTCAAAGGAATTTCAATACCAACCAATTCATAGCCGGATTTTGAATAAAACTTTTGCATGTTCTTAGTCAACCATGCTAATATTCTTCTACCATCTCCATAAAATTCTTCCAACTCTATTTGAGTACAAGGAGTTCCTTCACTAAGAGAATCTTTCTCCTTAGTAAAAGCATCTTTCATTTTTTCTAAAAGAAGTTTATCTAAATTAATCTCATCGGCTTGTTTTTTAGAAACACCATACATAACTGAAAGGTAATGTTGAATTGTTTCATGCATTCCTGTACCGAATATTGTGTGAATGTTACCAGAACTTTCACCTAATTTATCTATGTAATTTAACTTATATTGTTGAGGGCAGCTACTCCACATTGAGTACTGCGAAAATGATACTTTTGCCATTTGTTTGATTTATATAAAGATACGAAAAAATGGTGATATTACCAAATTAAAGTTTGAGTTTTAACTTGGTAATTAACTTGGGTTCTGTACCATATGCTTCGGCAATTCTTTTGATTTCCTCTCTACCAGTAGTACTTTCATATAATATATCAAGATATTCAGATGCTTCTTTTGTAGAAACTTCGTACCATTTAGCTACCAAATCAATAATCCATTGTTCATAATCTTTTACCGATTTGCCCTTCATATAACGAAGATAAGTTTTACCCTTTGGTATAACACCAATAAGTGCTTTATAAACTGCTTTTGGTGGTGCTTCTTGAATATAGGGTTGTATCTCTGCTATCATCTCTATCCAATCAGGATTCATAGACATATAGCGAAGAATTAACCAGTTACTCCAAGTCTTTTTGTCCGCATCATCTAGCTTATCCCAATACTTTGGGTCCTGGTCTTTTGTAATTGCGTTGATATGGTCAAATAATCCTTTAGGCATTTGTATCTAAATCTATTTTTGGTTGAGATGATAATTTATCTTTTGCTTCCAATGCTCTTAATTCAATTGGTTTTAGTGGTTCAAATTCTTCGCCGCAACTTCCACATATGAATAAATCAAATGGAATAACCATATCTTGTGCTCCACCAAATGATAACTTTGATAATCTTCTAACTTTTACAGTTGATATGAATTTATCATAACCACAACTTTCACATACCATAGGTAACGATTGTGAAATATCTACTTTAGGTTGTCCTCCTGGCATTTGTGGAATTTCACCTTGTCCAATAATGTTTGCCATATTATATTAAATTTAAAATTTGAATTAACGTTGCAGCTGCAATAATTTCCTTATCAATTGCTACTGCCGATTTAGCTACTCCATCCCCTAATACAAGAATAACGTTTGCTGTATTTTCTCCTGCATATTCATCAACCTTATCATATAGTAATGTATAAAGGTCAGAAAAATCAGTTGCCTTTGAATCTAAAATAGCTTGTCTAACATTCATATATTTGTTTCTCTTATCATCTTTTGATTTAAGAATTTCCAAAACTTTCATTTTGTAATCATTCTCTAAAAGATTTTGAACATCTA